TTATTAAGTGTGTCTTGAATCTCTTTCAGGCGGGCTTCAATACCCATTGCCAACAGGTTAGTTTTAGAATCAGCAAGAGAATAGCTACCTACTCCGTCTTGTCCAAGACGCATCACGTCACTAAAGAGGGCAGTGAGAATCTTGTTGTCATACCTAGTAACAGCTTGTGCGATATATTGTGCTGTCGTATTATCTACAGAAAGAAGCTCGAAATCGAACATCTTGTTCTTTCCTTCGTCATACATGAGTGGCATAACAATACCTGTTTGCTCATTCATTTGAAGGTTGCGAACCATTTGCTTGTAGTACGCATACACAGCTTGGTCAGCTTCACTAGCGTCATCAGCCATAAACTTAGGATGCAACCAGACAATCGGAACACCATTAATGTTCTTACTGTAACCAACAGCCTCAATCTCTTCCAATTCTTTACGGAAGCGATAGGCAATATAGCAATTAGACAGTGGGGAAGTCCCTTCTGGATTATCCTTCGTAGCATCTGTACGGAACAGCATGAACCTGTCACGAGGGATGAAGATTGGCGTTCCAGTTGGTTGATAACGGATATAATCACCGTTGTTTACAATCGTCTGTTCAAGCCCAATCAACTCTCTTCCATCGTCACTAAAAACCCACTTGGTAATACTATCTTGACTTCGTGGGGCTAGTTTCCTAATCCCTACAAACCCGTCATTATATTTACTACCATTGGCATAGCGTCTACGATATGGGACTTTCTCAATAACAGCGTGTCCGTATGTGAAACACGTTGTCACTTCCTTGATAAACTGTAACCAACTCCCTTGCATATCTTCCATGCAGGATTCAATAAACTCTGCACGCAGCTTCTGTTGGTCTGTAGCATCTTCACACGCTTCAACATCCCACTTGACACGGCTAATCATTAGCTCGTATGCTTTAAGGGCAGCAGAGATGGTGGTGTCTTTACGCATTTCCTTGTAGGTTTTAATACTTGTAGGCCAGCGAAGTTCTCGTCTAGCCTCTTCAAATATAACACCACTGCTGACATTCAATCCACTATAACCAATCTCAGTCATTTTCATTCGTGGGATGGGTGCGCCGTCAGAACTAAGTTGAGTGAAATCTTCTAGCTCTTTTTCAGCCATAAGGCTTCTCTCCTTTTAATTAAGCAAAACCAAACCTTGATGTAGATGTTGATTCTGGTAGAGTGAATGTTGGAATGGAAATACCTGTGGCTAGCATAGAGAAGGCATCCCCGCATGTGTCCACAATATCGTCCTTGACGCGCCTACTGCCATCAAACCCCTCCAGCTCTTGGATGAATACATCATTCCATTCACCCGCTACAATCTTGACATTTCCAGATTCACACGCTGCACAGAAGGGTGCAAATCGTTGAACCTTGGATTTTGATGTGTGTTTTGATTTAGCATAGAAGCCATATTCAGCAAGATCACGTACCAGAGTAGAAGCATATTGCTTACCAGCACTTCCGGGGTCTTGAGGTACTACAATTAATACGTCATCCCCGTCTTGCCTTGCGGTTTCGAGCATCTTTTGAAACACTTCACCGTGTCTGGCTCTAAACCTTACAACATCTTCAACGTAATATGTGCCGTACTTGTCTTTGGACATCAGAGTACCAACAGTCCAGTCAGGGTTTGGCATTAATTCAGAAGGAAGTGACCCGCTAATATCCCATGCTCTAACTTTCTTTGTGATATTCATAGGAGGAACTGGTATTGTTTCACACCACTCTTTCTTCCAGTAGCCAGCAGATTCTTCGGTTACATCCCAATTGCCTTCATAAAGTCTTGCTCGTTCAACGCGAGGAAGTCCTTGTAAAAAAGCAACATAGTCTGGTTGAATCTCCATCAGTGTAGGATTATCGAGAATAGTTGCATTGATAAAGCACATACTCATTGGAAATACTTTGAAATAAATACTAGAGTACTTCTCAATCAATTCCTCAGGTGTATCAGCAAAGTACATGGTATTATCTTTTCGGATAAACCACCTTTTCACCCCACACCTTTCTTCTATTGGTAATCCTGTATCAGGGTCAATCCACCAATCAAGCCATTTACGCAAGAAACTGTTCTTGTCGGGGTTGCACGTAATGCAAATACGGGGTTTCACTTGTGGACAAGATGGATTGCGAAGACGGGACATAAGGTATGTAACCATGTCCTCTTCAAACTGCGCCCCTTCATCTACAAGGATATGATTTGTCTGCAAACCTTGGAAGTTATCTTTATCCTTCATATACTCAAAGTGACGTAGATGAATCTCAGCACCGCTTGAAAATACAAACTTATTCTCTTGACTCTTCCACTTAACTCTTGGGTCAATCTTCTTGAATAGTTGACTGGCTGTATCTAAAATACCACCACTACCTTTCAACTGTGGCGTAGTTCTTCGAGTAATCAACCCTCGAAAGTTAGGGTAGCATATGTGGGGTAGAAATCCCATAATGCCTGAATATGATTTGCTAGAGCCAGCGCTGCCGCCAAAAATTGTAACATCGGCATCTGACTCAAGAAACATCTGCTGTTTTCGACTTTTAGGGCCGATTAGTTCTTTAGTTTGTCTAGTCATATCCACCTACTTTTATTATTCTATAAAAGCAGAATAACACCACTTTCTTGGTTGTCAAGGTACTTGATAGAAATTATCTAATCAAAAATCTATAACAAGCACCTTAATCTCATTAATCAACCTATCCCGCTGCAATATCCCCACAATGCACTAATGACTTTATGCCAAGTCTTGACCTTCCGTCATTTTGCGGGACACTATATCCACTCCAAGCAGTTTGTAATCCAGCTAAAGTGGTAACTGAGGATGCACCAATATCGCCAAGGGTTGCAGTTCCTGTGATATAATACACGTTCTGATCGAACACACTGCCGCCAGTATCACCAGCAGATGACCAGTCGATAACCTTACCGGCACGTGCGTAGAAGAAACACTGCCTTGCTGTTACATCGTGTGCTTTGGAGTTGTCCTCTGAGTTCAGCCCTGTGCGGAGTGCAGAAGATGTTGCGTATTTGTTGTAAACAGCACAATCAACTACAAGACCATTGTAAGCCGCCTTAAAATACAAGCCGGAGTTATATCCACCGTGAACTGTTGAACGCATTAACCGGAAGTTAGTGCTATCCTTGAACACACACCCTTGACCGGCACTAGAATTAGAGCCACCCGTGAATGTCATATTATCACCAACCCACTCTGTTACACCACCACCAATAACAGCAGCGTGACCAGCTTGAGAATAAGACGTACAACCGCTAGCAATTGCTGATGCGTTTGCACCTGTGGCAGCATCTTCACCAATTTGATATGTATTTGCACCAATAGCAGGGCTAAACGAATTAAACTTGCACCCAACCTGCCGTGAATTTGTGATTCCACGCAAACGGAATGCAGAGTGTGCCGTTGTTACATTGCAATCAATAAAATCAATATCTGTCACTGTTGTACCAGTGGATTGATGGTCTAAATTAACTCCATAAGAGGGCCAATGACCAATTTGCTCAATGTCACACTTGTTATAGACAATACCACTGGTAGTCCACGAGCCTGAGCCAGTCCACGCAGAAGCAATAGCGGTATTGACTGTTCCAGTCGGAGATTTTACACGAATCTTGTTACGGGTGAAATAAATTGTACTCTTACTACCCGTCAAATAACGATGAACTGTAGACGTAGTAGTCAAGGATGACTGCCAGATAAGATTATCAAACCAGATTCCCGTTACAGCAGCTAACGCAAGAACGTGCGTCCCACCGCTTGTAATAACAACATCTTGTTCACCTGTTTCAGTAGTGACTGTAATGTATGTAGAACCGAATGACAGTCCGTTAAGAGTGAGGTATCCTGAGCCATTATCTTCTGAGTATGTACCTGTCCCCATCAGAATCAAATCACTATTAGCAGCAACAGAGATTGCTTTACCTAGCGTTAGGTATGGTGTACCTGTTGAACCGTTACCTGTCGTATCGTTACCACTCTTTCTGACGTAAATCGTCGCCATTATCTAATCTCCATCGTTTCACCTTGTGTTACAGGGTATACTGTTCCGCCAGCGCCACGTTTTACAGATAATGTATAAGCCCCAGTGGTCAAATTATCAATTCGCTGGACACGTGATGTTTCAGATAATTGGAATGTTGTGTTGCCAGACAATAAGCCGGAAAATACAATAACTGCTGCCCCTGACTCACTGTCTGTCAACGTTGTAGAATGTGACGCAACATCAATGGTTGTTTTTGCAGACTGATTATACCTTGCATCTGCTTGTGCCAGAGTGACTCCCGGTGGGACTTTAGCCATATTTACGCCCTCCAGACAATCAATTTCTGCAATGTGGCTGAGCGGGCGTATATGTCACCGATAGGAATACCAGCTAAAAAATCATCCCCAGCCAGAAGTGCTTGCCCGGTTGCAGATGGGGCAGATGCACCAGCAGCAACGACCTGATATTCAATATCATAAGCACTAGCATTGCACGCTGCGGACATCCTCAACCCTTTTGTAGAGGAGGTAGTTGTGGTAACTTTCTGGTATGAAGATGTAAGGGCAGCATTCCAATCTTCAGTGTAAGTAAACCTTGCAACCGAAGCATTTGTAGTATTGATACTGCCATCAGAATTAATGGACAGTTGTTTGGTTTGGTCAAGAGAATCTCTAATAATTGACATCTCTTGTTCCAGTAAGACGTTCTCTGCAACTGTCATATCACTACACCCTATTTATTATGATTTTACAAGAAATGGTGTGAACTCAAACCCACCCTCTTGGGTGTCATCTGTTTCAAGTTCCTTTCCACCATTCTCTTTCTTGAGTTTCTCAATCGTGTATTGCTGAAGCGTTTGACGATCAACTTCTTTCAAGCTGTTCATCATTGTAGCTACAATCCATTGAGCATTCTTGGTACGCTCTTTCATAGGCTCATCAGCGTCACGCATAGCGGCTATAATCAAGTCCATAGCTTCGGGAGCTACGTTACCAAGTTTACGTGCCACCATCGTGTTAGAAGCCCTACCGAGGGGCTTCTCTTTCAATGTAGGGCGTCCACCTTTGCTAGTGGACGATACAATTTCATATTCTTCCATCGTTCAGTCCTTTAGATAATTGCTTCAATCAGCCCAAATAAATGGTGATTATCAGTAGGTGCTACTCCATTGACACTATCAACAATCATAGTACCGTCTACACCGTCTTCAGATAGTAAATAGTCAATACCAGACAACCCTTGAATATATGTAACCCCGTCAGTCAATCTAGTAAGCCTAGCTAAAGAGGTTTTGGGGATAATATCTTCCAAAATACCCGTCTGTGTTGCATAGTCATTGAAGTACATTTCAAATAACTTATCTGTAGACTCAATGACTATGTTTGACATTTAAGTATCCTCACTCCAATTGATTGCTACTGCTTGGTTAGATGCCGCACCAGATATTGAGTTGGCAGTGATTGTCAACGTCTCGCCCGGCTGAAGCTGGATGTCAAAATCTGTCAAATCGCAGAAGGCGTTACCAGCACTACCTGTAAGTGTATTGAACACAATAGTTCCACCTGTCACCGTAGTACCTGCTGTATCAATAGCTGCCATAGAGTTTGTAGCATCTACGTTAGTATAGGCAGGTGTCCCACCTAGAGTTGTATTCTTGATAGCTTGAAATACAACTGGTACGTTAGCTGCTGTGGCAACAGACAATGAACGAATGCGTATGATTGAGTTATTTGTAACACCATTGATCGTTGTATTACACCTAACTGTCAGGACATTGGTAGCAGTCGTTGAAATGCTTTTAAAGTTCTGTGTACCGTATATTCCACCCAGACGCTTTCTTTCCCCCTCAAGAAACACACCGAAAGAAGCACTTCTTACAACTATGTTTGTATTGTTAGTGGTGTTTACTGAGGATATTGAAAACCACATTGTTGGGTTGATGAATTGTGGTGTTGTGGCAGTGTTAGCTGTAGTTGTACGATGACACTCCACCCACTGCCCATTGATAGGGCTAAGTACACTGAACACGCAACCGAAAACACCAAGATAGCCCACCTGCATACGAAAGATATTAATTTTCGTGGGGTCAATAGTGAGACCGGATTTCCCTGTACCATCTAACTTATCAAGATTGAAAGAGGACTGTGCTGTCCAAGTATCAACATTATTCCTACGGTACAACACACCAAACTGTGTGCCATTATATCCAAAAGAATAACCGTCTTGGGCATTGAACAATCCGGCATATTGTGCTGAGTTAGCTACACCAGTGGTAAACTGTGCTGTAAATCTTGCATTAATACCTTGCCCTGCACGATACTTTGCTGTTCTTACTGAACGAATCGTTGCAGAAGATGATGTAGTTGCTGTAGTGGAGCATACAGCCATTTGATTACTAGATGTAGCTGTACCACTGCCAGTTACGGAACTACTAACAACATTACTGTTAAGTCCATAGGCAAAATCCCCCTGAGCGAGGGAATGCAAACCCCCTACAATCACTTCACCGAATACGCTAGCGGGACTCTGTAAGGCAACTTCCAAGTGTCCTTCGTCAGATACAGAAATAGGGGCAACAACACCGCCACCTTCAGATATACCATACACCAGCATTGGGCTAGTACCTTGCACAAGAGCGGGTGTCTTCCCATCAATGCTAGATAGGGAATTGTTACCTGTTGTCTGCAATGCGCTTGTGGCTGCCCCTGACGGAAGGGGAAGGGAGGCTGCACTTACGGCGAATGTCCCTGTCCCTGCGTTAGCTGTCACTGTTCCAGAGACGGTTTGTGTTCCACTAGGAACGGTAGTGATGCTATCGGTACTGCTGGACAACCTAGTGAAGCTAACAGGTTGTGTAACACCACTGCCATCAGTAAGCAACCGATTGGATAATACAGTTAGACCGATTGGCAGCTTAGTATTAGCATCAGCTAGGGTTGCCTCTGTAGCATAGCCAGTGATAGCTGCGGGAGGGGTGAGTGTTGTCAGTTGTGCAGATGTCAGAACAATGGGTACGCTACCGGCAGCAAGAGCTTGACCTAATGCCGGAACCTTCCCATCAATACTGGACAAAGAATTGTTAGTAGTTGTTTGGTTGGCACTGGTCGCAGCGCCAGTAGGAAGCGGTAAGGAAGCTGCACTAACAGCAAATGTTCCACTACCAGCATTGGCAGTCACTGTTCCACTAACAGTTTGTGTTCCACTAGGAACGGTTGTAACGCTGTCCGTACTGCTGGACAACCTAGTGAAGCTAACGGGTTGTGTTGTTGCACTACCATCCACCTTGAAGGCATACGTCTGGTTAGATGTAGTATCTGCCTTAACCGTTACAGTGTTAGTGATGGTTCCTACGGATGTGACGGCAGCAAGCGTGTCAGCAGGCTTCAGAAGGCTGTTTACAGAGCTATCCAGTGCCACTCCATTGGTTGTCCCGATGTTGGCTGTAATCGTGCCGTTGACAGGGATTGCATTACCGCTGTCATTTGTAATTTCAACTGCACTGTTCTTCAGTGTAACAGGGACATATCCACCATCCAAGGATGGAAGCTTTGTGTCAATACTAGACAACGAATTGTTAGCGGTTGTTTGGTTGGCACTGGTCGCAGCGCCAGTGGGAAGATTAACGTTCAAGGCAGAAGCACGAAGCTCTGCATCAGTGAGTGGTTGTACCAAACCCGTATCTACGTTAATACCACCTTGCAACGTTGTATTAATTGCTTGTACACTGCTATCCAATGCCAAGTCTTCAAAAGCATTCTTCAGAGTCATGGTATGTTCACCCACAAAGTAACAAGATTTCCATTATCAGTTTCCCACCATACATACTCTGCATCTGACACAGGTTGTGTATCTTGGATGTATGTAGGAATCATTTCAGGCAGGTCTACAACGATGTGCCTGTTGTCGCTTGTCAGGAAATCAATATCACCGTTCTGGTCATACTCTGCACTAACAATTGTTGCACCAGCAGGGCCAACTTTGCTAGGGTCAGCAACTTCAACGCTTATTGTTGAAGAAGCCACTGTAACATCTATTTCTTGGGGTGAGACAACAACGGTTATTTCCTGAGTCATCTCCATCCCCTAGTAATGATTCAACGAGTCACACTAAGCGTAGTGACGATCTTGCCGTTGAGTATTTTATACTTCTTGCTATCCTGTGTTGTTACAAACAAATCATAAACATATTGTTTTGTGAACAATGCCGTCTCTGCGGCTGAAAGGTTGAGTGTAATAACCTGACCGACAATACTAATCTTTCCGTTAGCCGTTGAAAGCTCCAGAACAGTGGTTGTGGATGCCGTACTTTCACGTATATCCATTTCAGCCGTGGCACTGGTTAGTGTCAACCCCGTAACAGTGATTGGGAGGGATAGTGTAGCCCCTTGGTCAACACATATATCTGTAGTGGTTGAGCAGGACATACTTTTCTCCGCCTATGTAGCAACCCTCGGTTGCAATGTATATTTGATAAAAAATCCACCAACTTTCACAGTTGCATTGTTATCCGACAGGATGTATATTTCACCCGGATTATTCAACGTCAACTCATTACCAATATAGAAACTGGTGATGGCATGAACTTTATAAGTTCCAGACGATTTATAGATAAGTGGGGAAGATGCAACAATCGTGTATGCGTATGGGCTACCAACACCAAGATGAAACTCTACACGAGCTTCTTGATTGTTGGCATTTGTCGTGATGTCAAACTCAATACGAAAATCAATCGTATCACCAATTTGAAAATCACTGAAACTAAGCTGATTGGTAGAAGTGTTCCAGATGTCTGTAATATACTTCGACTGATAGATACGGTTTGTGTATTGTCCATCACCGTCGTTGGTTACTTTCTTAGCAACGTTAGGTAGCACTGTAAGAGGGTTGGATTGTGTAGTGGTGTCATTGTAGTCCACCCATCCATGCCACTGCCTTGAAATATTATCAGGCAACACCATCTTTACACGTTTGTTTGTAGGGGATACTGGAATGAACTCATTCGTTAAATGAGCTACAACAGAATTGCTTCCATCCCCATCCACAACAACAATTTCATCATTTGAATTGACAGGCCAGCATGTCGATTCCTTAGTTGTATCGACCACGATATGCTTCCTGTATTTTGAATTGGTCAGCTTTTGTAAGCCCGCTGAAACGGCTACCTCTTTGTACACAATGGTACGTGAGCAAATAGGGTTTGAATAAAGTGTGCTGCGCTCAACCGTTGCTTCCAGCGGTTCCGTGTCAATGGCTACAATCAGTGTAGCTTACGCAGCAAAGAGATATGCGTTGCGCCCCGAAGCACAAGAGCCATTAACCAACACACATGAAAGCAAGCCATTTAATTATTTTATTTAAATAATTATATTCGTATGGCTTGACCTGAATGCCCGTAGCTTAGACAGGTTTTGACAGGCTAGGGTTCCCACTCCCCGGATACCTTTGATTAAAGTGAGTTCAGCTTCTCACTAGGAATTTGTTGCACGGCGGTAGTCAGCATCCTCGCGCTGATACGCCTCTAAGGCGTTCTGGCGACTTTCCCGAATACAGTCCGGCAACAAGCAGCACCACAACTTTCCGTAATTGTTACATTGTAACACAAAAGATGCTGCCTACAAGACAGTTATAACATACTGTTATAAGTTGTCAACCCCTTATTCACTATATTTTGTAAATCCGTTACCAAAGCTAGCTAATGGTTCAGTCAGATGCTCTAGCTGATACTCATGCCAATCCTTTGGATGGAAAGCAGCAGTGCGACATGTGGAACACAAATATTCAGGTGTTCCATCTGGCAATGTCCGAGCAAGCTCTGCTGGAAACATCTTGTTATTGCAACACATACATCGTGACATTTATTTCTCCAATTTATTATTGTTGTTTTTGATAGCTTCCACACTATGCTCATTCTCTGCTGACAAAGTAAATGAGATGGGAAGCATTGGAATTGTCAAGGCAATCTTCCACACTTTCTTTTCCATTAGCTGTTGTCCAGCCTCACCGTTAGTTGTAACAGGAGATACTGTACGGCATGTAGAGCAAGCTGACAAAGCTCCGGCAATGAGCATATAACAGCAAATATGCTTGATAGTAGTTCCATTCATTTCATCCCTCTTGTTGTTGTTTTCTCTTGCACCCTTGTTGAAATAAAAACATAACACACCTAAGCAGTACCTATGCACTACCTGAAGCTGTTGTGTTCATCCGTCCTTAGCTCTTGCTTATGCAGATGGGGAAGAAACACTATGTTCAACCACATATCCAAGCTCACTGAACACTTTATCAAAAACATCCCACCGATTGTACTGTTCATCTTGTGTTTTCAACACAAACATCCCTACATACACATCATTCTTGTAAAGAATTATCTTCTCTACAAAATCCCACAAGCTGTCATTACTTCCCCTGATGATTTCAATTCTAGCTTTGTTGTGTTTTAGTCGTAGCTTAAAGAACACAGACTGAATAGCATCAGAGATGGTGCTGTTCCATTCAGTGTAGCAATCTGGAAACAACAAGTTCTTCCCTTCTTTCCAGACAACATATTCCTTCTGTTTGTTGTTTGTTTTTACACACAACACAATCCTATCTTGTTGCACGCTGTAAGAAAGAGTTTTCATTGGTTAGCTTTCCATTCTCTACGAGCCAGCTTTATCAGTAAGGCGTTGATTGTAACACACTCATCACCTCCATACTCTACACCACAACAACCACATTCAAAGTAGTAGATTGGAACTGGTTGCATGATTGGTTGTTCTAAGTCAGCAACAACTGCATCTCTGTTAATCAAACACAAGTTTTCATCTACTACAAGGCGTGTTGTGTTTTTCTCACCACATATATCACAAACAGTTGGTGTTTCAAAGTTGTACATTACAATTCTCTATAAGAAGCATCTAAGTGGAATGTAGCATTGCTTTTGCTATCTGTCAATAGATTATTTTTATAAGAGTAGGGATTTTCTACTTCTGTTACTTGTTGGGGTAAAGATTCTTACAACAGGAATTATTTTATTTAAAAAACTAAACCACCTATCTTTGTTACCACTCTCTCTTACTAACATACTCTTTTTATTTTATTACTTGTTTAAAATTATTTATTCACTTACTTGTTAGGGTAAAGAATTTTAACTAACAGATGAAAGAATCTTTACTAACACAATGAAAGAATTTTAACTAACCATCATGTTCATATTGACAACCAGTAGATACGTGATATAGTTGTCTTATAAGCAACGACCGAGGAGAAGATAGACGAATGACCACATACCGTGATGCCACACTAGAAGAAGCTGTACAGATGGTGTTGACAAGAAGCCGAAGCTCTGTACAATCCGCAAAGTCCTACTACGAAGCCAATCAAGAAATGGATGTAGTAGAGAAGATAGATAAGGCCAGAAAGTTGGCACAAATCAAACGAATTGAATACAAACTAAAGGAACGTGAACAATGAAGCTCATTGTTGGAATCCCGTCACAACTGACAAAACGGATGTATCAACTGAATACGGATAGAAGCCCTGCCGTGTTCATGCTGGATGCGCTTAAACACTACTTAGATGCTATTGAAAATAGCCACATCTCCAAAAGGGAGCAAGAGAACAATGAAGGAAATAAGAACACAGTTCGACCTGAGTGACTACTTACAGCGGAACGTGGATGGGACTCATTTTACAGGGGTAGAGAAACTGGTGCTGTTGGCGATTGCTGTTCATGTAAATCCAGATAACAATTGGGAAGGGTGGCCTTCGTTGGATACATTACAACGGTTGTGCTGTGCCACTCGTCCCACTGTAACGAAAGCAATCAAACAGTTGGTGGAAAAGGGTGTGCTGGAGTACAAGAAAGGGAAGACGAATGTGTCCAATAGGTACAGGATAAGACTAGAAGCAATTAATAAATTTACAAAAGAAATTGCTTGCTATGTTGCATTCAAGAAGGTTAAACTTTACCAACCGAACGAAGATGAAAGTTTACCATTTTAGGAGAACATAATGAACCTTAACCAACTGAACTGGATGGAAGAAGGGCTTGACAAATTGTCACAAGCTCTTTCTGAAGCATACCGAGAAAGTGTCACACCGATTGAAATCCTTCAGGCTATCAAGCACCTTGTGGATGCTGAAGATTTCGATAAGATTGCTAAGTATATAGGAGAGAATTGAAATGACTAAACTTAAAAGCGACGAAGCTGCTGAAATCAGGTTTGTTGCTGAGACACTTGCAGGGGTGATGGCGTGAACGATCTAACTGATATTGAAATGGCTATCTTTGATAGCAGCGAAGAACACGACAAATACATGCAGCAGATGAAAAAAGAACGTACAGCTATTGAAATGATGATTGAAAATGCAACTAAGTATGGGATGTTGCATGAAGTTGTTACGACATTTGCATACGACTTTGCTTCCAATGGAAAGAATATTTGTGAGGCTGTCTCTACAGCCCTTTATGAGTGGGATTGCTGAAATGACTGATTTACTGTTGAAGTTTAATGCAAGTAAGGAAGTGCTTCCAGAAGACGGACAAAATATTGTATATCTTCGTGAAAGCGGAAGTTTTGGCTACAGTGGTGTACAAATAGCAGAAGCTGTTGTCCGATGGTTAGTTAGTGATGCCAATGGAACATTTTGGGAATACTCTGACTCTCCGCTAGGGGAAGTACTTCACGTTTATGTTGGTGACAAAGATGCTCATTCCCAAAATGTGTGGTGGATTGATGAGAAAGAATACTGGCAACAGTTTGATGTGGCTGATGCAGAATTGGGGCAACTGAAATGAAAGACAATGGTGTTAAGCGTCATTCAAAAACAAGATGTTCATATCAGTGCCGGTATTACCAAGGTGGCCCTGTTATGTCGATCTGTAACAAGTATCATAAGCATCTGCAATACGGTGGGTCAATTCCACCGCTTATGACACAAGAATGCCTTGATTCGCTGAAGTCGGAGAATGAAGATGATAGACCAACATAACTACGGGAAATGGCTATTTATGATGGAATATTGCAAGACTAACGGATGGTCTCCGGCTGACAGTTATTATTGGGGAAGGGCTGAAGAAGCCTATTATATTTCTATAGGGGAGATGAAATGAAAGGTGAGAAATGTTTACACTATTCTTTTGATTTGCTTTACGATATTAAAACCAAGGAAGAACTTGAAAGAGAAGTTGAATACTTAGCACACAGGTTGGCAAGTATTCTGTTGATGTGCCGGAAAGATGCTGAACTAAATTGTGATGAGTATGTGAAGAAAATATTAAATATTCCATCGGAGATTGATGAATGACTATCACAGACACATTGTACAAGTGTGCAAAGATTCAATCCTTTAAGCCATTACTGAAACATCGTGCCACACTAGAAGCAAAGCTACAGCACTACCTATCAACAGGCGATAGTGTTCGAGACTGTACTGATGGAATGGATGTATGGCTTAATGTTGAATACATTGCTGATCGTTGGATGTGTGCTTCCAAGATAACTTGGTTGCTTAAACAATTGGATGAGGTAGAAAATGTCTGACATATTCGACCACTACGCAGATGCCATAGATAATTATATGCTGGATGATTGGGACGGCATAGACCCAAACCCATTCATGCCTGATATTGGTGGAACCCCACAAGACGTTGCTGTGCAAATAGGAATGTTGGTGAGAGGTTGTGGACTTAGTTCAGGTAGCAGTGTGTATGTTGGTTCTGTTCCAAGGAAAAACGGTAAGACTTCCAGAAAGTTCAAAACTACCTGCAAGAACTGCAAGCAGACAGGATTACAATGGCTACAGAAAGATGGTGGGTGGCGATTATACGATAAGGACTTTATTGTACACTCCTGCTATTCTATAAAGAAAGAACAGCCACTTTCCGTTCCAACAGCTTTGGAAGTTTTCAAGAAAGGGAATTACACATTTGCACTAGGTCGTAACGATGAACATGATTGGTGGAAAGTAAGCTATAAAGGGAATGAGATAGGTAGGGTGTTGTGGAACAATGGAAAGTGGCAGATGTACGCTCATCGGGGTGTTCCGAGCAATGTTGTTGAGAACATCAACAGTGGATTTTGCAGGTGCTTGAATGAAACCTAAATACCTCCAAGCCTTCATGGACATGACCGAACGCTTTGCACAAACATCAGAAGCTGAACGACTGAAAGTGGGGGCATGTATCATCAAGAATGGCAACCCAATTGCCTTTGGTGTGAATGGGACATTACCGGGGTGGCATAGCAACACTTGTGAAGCAGATTCAGGGGAGACATTGCCCGATATTGTCTTACATGCTGAAATCAATGCCCTGAACAAGCTGCGTAAGATCAGTGAAAACAGCAATGGGGCTACATTGTTGGTTACGCATTCTCCTTGTTTGAGATGCGCTCACGAAATTGTTGACAGTGGGATAAAGCATGTGTACTATAAGCATCAATACAGAAGCTCTGACGGAATAGAGCATCTTTTGAGGCATGGGATAGGTGTGATACACCTTGCTACACATCTAGAGAATTGACATGAACATTTTCATCACCAACGAATGCCCCATGCAATCGGCCGTAGATCACTGTGACATTCACTTAAAAAAGCAATTAATTGAAAGTTGCCAATTGCTATCAACAGCACATCATTTCCTTGATGGTGAGACAATAGCGATGAAGCCCACACACTACAATCATCCCTGTGCTGTATGGGCGCGTAAGACCTCTGGTAATTACAAGTGGCTCTATCAGCACTACGTTGCTTTGTGTACGGAATACCTGTATCGTACTGGCAAGGAACATGCTTCCAGTAGGTTTATCGGTGTTCTGAGTAAAGTTCCTGACAATATTTTGCAAGAACGCCAGACATTCTTTTATAAGGCGATGCCTGACGAACACAAAGCTATTCCAAATGTTCCATTGGCTTATCAGAGCTATCTGAACACAAAGTTTGTTGGCTGGAAGACACGTACAGATAAGAAACAGATGCCTGTACGGTGGACTAAGCGCAATGTTCCTAGTTGGTATAGTGAGTGAAATAAATAATGCAACAATTCTCTTGTAGCCATTGGGCTACAGATATTGACGACAACGGTATTTTAGTAGCCCTGAAGGCACATGATGTAGATGAAACAGATGGTGGGTATGTCAATGCTATCCACTACGCTACATATTGTACTGATTGTTATAATTATGCTGACAAGATGAATCGTTTATTGCATAATGATGCTGAAGAAATGGATTGGTTACGGGGAGAAGATGTATGAAAACCTGTTGGGTTTTAACTTATAGCGTTAATGCTTACGATCAGTATGGTGAGTATTTCCTTGCAGTCTTTGCTGAGAAACCTACAGCAGAGAAGCTTCACGAATTGCTGTACAATAATTCAGTTCGTGGGAGTGACCTAGAGCTTGCCATTAGGGGGTTGCAAGTAGATGGGTATTGTGAAGCGGCAGGAGATGCTTGGTACTTGCAAGAAGAGGTGATGCTGTGAAATTCAAAGAGGACATTAACAAATGAAACCAACAGTTGATGATGTAATCAAGCAATACAACATCCGCTTGTATAATGGAAGCTGGTATGTTACTGAAAAACAATTGCGGAAATTGCTTGAAGAAATGATTGAAGATGTGTATAGTGCTGGAATGAAAGCAAGTGTAGAGGAGACGAACCGATGAGTAGCCATGAAATTGATACAATTGTGCTTGGTGTTCCTTGCACAATTCAATACGATTACCAACCTTACGAACCGCCTGAACGTGGGTCTGAAGCGCAATATCCCGGATGTTCAGAATCTGTGGATATTACAAGCATCTCTGTAGGTGGAGTGTGCATTGACGAATGGCTTGATGGGAATCCTCTGGCGATTTGGGCAGGTGAAGCTGTGTTTTCTTACATTCGCCGTCAAGCGGAATTAGAAGAAGAAAGGAAGTACAACTATGGTTGACACAACCTATAATCATGGTACACTTAGTCCATGAACAAAGGACAGAATCAAGGACAGTACTAGGAACCAAGGAATGAGGCGCTAAGTAGATACATGAAACCAGAGCCTGACTGGATAACAGGCAACTTTATCTCTCAAGAGAATGTGCAAATGACCGAATATGTTGAGGTGCTTGCTAAAAAGCACAAAAACTTAGTAGACCAAGCTACCGTAGGGTTGATATGGTATAGAGGGATTTATCCTTACAGCGAAATTATCAAGATGGTGGCCATAAGTGAACGTTACACCTTTATCCTAAATGGTCTTCTTAATAAAGCTTGGCAAATATATACTTACTACCCTACGGTAGATATTGTAGCTCTTGATGCTTTGCTCACAGAGATAACCGATGCGGACGCATTATCATTACACACTGAAACCATGAACAAACTAAATGGAGAAACACCTAAATGAACAACACACGCACCATTGAACATTCTGACATTGTATCTTTTACAATGGCAATCCAAGAAGCCATCCTTGACGGTTATCACTTGTCAGAAGCTTCTGACTACGCTCCACAGAACATTGGGTTTGTATATGTAACGACGATGTTCAAGGAAGAAACACAAAATATGCCAATTGGCAATTTGGAACTGACTGTTTCAGTCGATACTGAACAAGCTATCAAGCAGCTTCAGGAAATCACCAATAAAGTTGGTGAAGTCGATTCTAATACAGCAGAACAGATTGTTGCTCAGGCAGTGTCTGTAGAGTCAACGAGTGTAGCACCAAAGCAAACACAACGTCGCAGTACACGGAAATAAGATATGTCACACATCCTTGATGATGAGATTACACAAGCTCTTGTAGCTGTAGGAGAGGAGCTTCGTCGAGAGCATGGATGGAGCATTGA